GGCTCAACCCGAAGATCGTCACCTCCGACCAGATGCGGATCAACTTCATCTTCTGGGACTGGCAGGCGGCCCGTGCCAAGGCCGATCCCAAGTACCCGAAGTCTGACGTTGCCGCCAAGACCTACCAGCTGCTCTCGGTCGAGCAGACCGAAGCCTTCATCCGCAACAAGCTGTCCGAGGTTGCCCGCTTCCAGGATGCCCCGGAAGAAGAGCTGCCGCTGTGCTCCGACAAAGAGCTGTGGCGCTCGAGCCCGACCTGGAAGTACTACAAGAACCCGCAGAGCACCGCCCGTTCGACCAAGAACTTCGACAACGCGCACGACGCCTACCTGCGGCTTCAACAGGACGGCCACATCGGCAAGGTCGTGGAAGTCCCGGGCGAGGTCGTTGCTTGTAAATACTGTGCCGCCTTCCCCCTCTGCAGCCAGGCCAAGGCACTCGTGGCGGATGGCTCCCTGAAACTCTAGGAGAAACCATGAAACCGTTTGACCAAATGAGCTTTCACCCGCTCAGCGAGCAGATCGTCTCCGCGATTCGCAAGAAGACTGGCATCAACAACACCCAGTTCTACCGCATCGTGGTGGCCTCCCACCTCAGCAATATGGCTTCATCGATGAACGTGAAGCTGCGCCTGAGCCCCAAGGAGACCCAGGCGATCAACTTCTTCGGCATTGCCCTGTCAGCCTCTGGCACCGGCAAGGACTACTCCATGAAGATCATGGAGGAGAACGTCACCAACCAGTTCGTAGAGCGTTTTCTGGAAGAGACCTTCCCGACCCACGCCGAGGACAACCTGCCGAAGCTCGCGGTCAAACGAGCTGCCCGCAAAGCCAGTGACCCTGACACAGAGCTGGACCTGGTTTCCACCGAGTACAGGCGGCTCGGTCCCCCGGTCTACGCCTTTGACGGGGCCACCATCGCAGCGGTTCGGCAGTTCCGCCACAAGCTGCTGATGGCCAACCTGGGTGCCCTGAACATGCAGGTCAATGAGATTGGCGCCAACCTGCTCTCCAAGCAGGACGAGCTCAAGGCATTCATCGAGCTCTACGACGGCAAGATCAAAACCAGCCTGACTAAGAACACCCAGGACAACGCCCGCAACGAGGAGATCATCGGCAACGTCCCCACCAACATGCTGCTGTTTGGCACCCCGGCCATGCTGCTGCAGACCGGTTCCAAGCTGGAGGAGAACTTCCACCAGTTCCTGGAGACCGGCTATGCCCGTCGCTGCTTCTTCGCCTACTACACCGGCAAGGGTGACCAGACCCAAGCCAAGCTCACTCCTGAAGAGGAGCTGAAGCAGCGGTTCGATACCAACACCGACACCTTCCTGGAAGACATCTCAGAGCATTTCGCCAACCTGGCTGACCTGATGTATACCCACTCCGAGATCATCGTCCCCGAGGCTGTGTTGCTGGAGTCGATCCGCTACAAGCAGTCCTGCGAGGAGCGCGCCTCCGACTTCCGTGAGCACCAGATCGTGCTGCAGCAGGAGATGAAGAATCGGCACTACAAGATGCTCAAGCTGGCCGGGGCCTACGCCTTTGTCGACGGCTCTCCGGAAGTCACCCTGGATCACCTGGAGAACGCCATCAAGCTGGCCGAGGAATCGGGAAAGTGCTTCCGCAACATCACCATCCAGGAGAAGCCCTACGAGAAGCTGGCACGCTACATCGCCAGTGTCGGGGATGACCTGACCCACGCCGATCTGGATGCCGCACTCCCCTTCTACCCGAAGGTCGCAGGCCAACGGTCGGACATGCTGCAGATGGCCACAGCATTCGGCTACCGCAACAACATCATCATCAAGAAGGCCTTCAACGACGGGATCGAGTTCCTCCGGGGCGAGACCCTGCAGAAGACCATCCTGGAGAAGATGGTGGTGGCCTACTCGACTGACATCGCCACAGGCTACCGCAACGAGCACGCCCCCTGGGACGAGTTGCACAAGCTCACCCAGGCCCAGGGCATGCACTGGATCAACCACCACGTCCATGGCGGCCACCGTCAGGAGGACAACATCATCCCCGGCTGTAACATGCTGGTCTTCGATGTGGATGGCACGGTCCCGCTGCACACAGCCAAGATGCTGCTCGAGGGCTACAAGGCGCTGTTCTACACCACCAAGCGCCACCAGCAGGATGGCCAGGATCGCTTCCGCATCATCCTACCCACCAACTTCAACCTCAACCTGGATGCCAAGGACTTCAAGGAGTTCTACCGGAACGTGATGGACTGGCTTCCCTTCGAGGTGGACGAGGCCTGCGGTCAGCGTGCCCGTAAGTGGTTGGCCCACTCCTTCCACCATGAGTACACCGATGGTGAGCTTTTCGACGTGCTGCCCTTCATCCCGAAGACCAGCAAGAACGACGAGCGTAAGAAGGTGCTCGAGACCCAGCAGCATCACGACAACCTCGAGCGGTGGGTACTGAACAACAGCGGCGACGGTAACCGTAACAACATGCTGCTGCGCTACGCCATGATCCTGGTCGATGCCGGTTTCCATGAGACCGAGATTCGCCACCGGGTGATGGACCTCAACGCCAAGATGCCTGACAAGCTCGATGAAGTGGAGATCCTCAGCACCATTATGGTCAGCGTGACCAAGGCAGTGGCCAAGCGTCCGTAGTCAGCCACAACCCTCACGAGGTGCCCTCCGGGCACTCTTGCGATCAACCCTGGAAGGGTCGTCGGGCCCTTCCAGTCAAGCCAAGGAGTATGAGATGGGATGCGACATTCACATGTTTCGGGAGGTACGCCGGGACGGTAAGTGGGAGTGCCTGGAGGAAACCTACGAGGAAGACTGCGGCACTGACGAAGAGCCAGAGATGGTTGTCCACCTGGAGAGCCTGCCTATGTCCCGCAACTACTGGCTGTTCGGGCTGCTGGCTGCCGGCGTGCGTACCGAGTGGGAGTTCTCCTGGCAGCCTCGGGGCTTACCCGACGATGTAAGCAAGCCAGTGGAGGCCGACTACGGTCTGTGGGACTCCGATGCTCACACTGCCAGCTGGCTTGGCCTGCCTGAGATTCAGATGAAAGCTACTGAGCTACTGATCCTCCCCGGCCAGGAAGCCCCTCAGTGCGGCAAGCTTCTGGCCGATCTGCTCAACAAGCTGGAGTGGCCTGAAGGCACAGAGCCAGGTGACTGCCGGATCGTGTTCTGGTTCGACAACTGATAGGAGAATACCGTGACCCAAACCGTGAACGATAACCTGGTGCTGCTGTGTGGCAAGTCTGCTGCAGGCAAGAGCGCCTCCCTGATGGGACTCAAGAACCCCGAAGGTGTGATGTACCTCAACTGTGAGTCTGGCAAGAAGCTGCCCTTCCGCAGCCGCTTCAAGGAGTTCGTGGTCGTCGATCCCCTCCAGATCAACGAGGCATTTGACGCTGCCGAGAACATGCCTGAGATCCATACCATCGTGGTGGACTCGCTGACTTACCTGATGGATATGTACGAATCGCTGTACGTGATCAACAGCACCAACACCATGAAGGCTTGGGGGGATTTCGCGCAGTATTTCAAAACCATGATGCAGAGCTATGTTGCACGCTCTACCAAGAACGTGATCTTCGTGGCTCACGTCAAGGACACCCTGAACGAGAACGAGATGGTCATGGAGACCGCCGTACCGATCAAGGGCAGCGTGAAGAACAACGGGGTCGAGTCCTACTTCAGCTGCATCATCGCAGCCAAGAAAGTCAAGCTGAAAGACATCGAGAAGTACCAGTCCGAGCTGCTGACCGTCACCCCGGAAGAAGAGGCCCTCGGCTTCAAATATGTCTACCAAACGCGCCTGACCAAGGAGACCGTCAACGAGCGCCTGCGTGGCCCTCTCGGTCTCTGGGACAGCAACGAAACCTACATCGACAACAACATGCAGCTGGTCCTGGATCGTCTGCATGAGTACTACGGCACCGCCATAGCCTAACCCCATCCATCCTGATTGCAGTATTGCAATCAAGCAGTACCCCAACACTCAAACCAAGAAGGAAATACCTATGTCTCTGCTCTCCGGCCTGACCATCGACAAATCCATCCAGACCGAAACTGACGTCCTTGGCGGCGGCGGTGTCCTGGAGTCTGGCCTCTACAAAGCTACCGTGACGCTGGCCTACCTCCAGAAGTCCAAGGGCGGCGCCCTGGGTCTGGTCACCCACTTCAAGACCGACCTGGGCCGCGAGTTCCGCGAGACTCTGTGGATCACCTCTGGCGACGCCAAGGGCAACAAGAACTACTACGAGAAGGACGGCGAGAAGAAGTACC